GCCCCGCCCACGCCGTACGGCAGCGTGGGCCACGTGTTGTGGGGCCACACGGTCTGCAGCGTGTCCGAGCCGGCGCCGTCTGTGGTCACAGCGATAGAGTCGGTGAACGTTAGTCCGATGCTGTCGAACCACGACAGCTTCGACGGGATGTTGCTGCCCATGATGGGCACGTACGTAACGCCGTTGTGCTGGAACGGCGTGCCGAGAGAGATGGTCATCGTCGCGCGTGCGGCGACAGCGAACAGCAACAGCGCGAGCGTTAGTGCGGCCCTGTTCATCGCGCAGCCCCCCTAGCGATAGAACGACTTGATGGTGGCCCAGGTCGTGCGCCTCGCGGCCGACTTGGCAGCTGGCGTCGCCTCGGTGCTCGAACTCATGGCTTCTTCACCGACTCCGCCGCCGCCACCCGCGCATCCGAAGTACACGGGCGTGGTGTTGACGGTGAAGGTCACGGGATCGTCGTGGCAGTCGGTCGCCATGCGGAACGTGTTGGTGATGGCGATGGATCCGCACCCCGTGACGGCGAACGCGCCCATGAGGCCGCTGTCCTCGGCGACGCCGCACTCGGCTGAGTTGCTGTAGCCGACATTCACGTACCACTGGCAGCAGCCGAAGCCGATGTCATCGTTGGCGAACGAGGTGAACGGCAGCGGGAGAGATGCGCCGCCACCGTTGGGCCACACGTCGCTGAACGTGTTGGTCCAGAGCCCGGAGTCGGGCGCGATCGAGCCCGTAACGGCGAGGCTGATGTTCCCGGCCCACGTCAAGTCGCTCGGAATGTCCGTGCCGATGACCGGGACGTAGGTGTGACCGTTGACCGTGAACGGCGTGCCCAGGCTGATGTTCATGGTGGCTTGCGACGGGACGGCGAACAGCGTTAGCAGCAGTAGCGGAAGCAACTTTCTGGCGTTCATCATCGGTGGATCTCCTTCTGTCAGTGGATCGTTTGCAGCGTGAACTGGGGCGGGTCCAGGCCCCACACCTGGCCGGCGTGGCCACGTCCTCCGGGGACAGCGCGCGCCGTTCCCGCCCCACATCGTCTAGAACGGAAGGTCGCTATCCGCCGGCAGTTCTTCCCAGCTAGGACCACCGCTCGCCGGTGTGTTCGCTGCGGGCTTGCTGGTGTCGCGGCCGTCCAGGAACTTCACATCGAACGCGCTGATGTCGTAGGCGCGCATCTTCACGCCGTTTTTCTCGTACTCGCGCGACTGCAGCTTGCCCTCGACGTAAACGAGCGATCCCTTCTTGAGATACTTCACGCACGCCTCGGCGGACTTGGTGAACACGGAGACGTTGTGCCACTCGGTGCGCTCTTGCGGGTTGCCGGCGGCGTCGTTCCACTTCTCACTGGTGGCGACGGAGAACGTGGCGAACGGCTTGCCGCCCTGGGTGTGGCGCAGCTCGGGGTCTTTCCCGAGGTGGCCCATGATCGTGATGCGGTTGATACTCGGCATGGCGTCTCCTAGCTGGTGGGCTGGTGGTCCCGCTTGCGGCGGGCGCGTTCGATGTCCGATTCGCGGGTGGTGACGGACACCTCGGCCCCGGCTTCCATGCCGGGGATGGGGTGGGCGCCGGCGGGCGGAGTGCCGCCGGTGAGTTGGGCGTAGGCGGCCTCGAGCCGATTACAGAACGGCAGCACGCACCCGGAGAGCGCGGCGATGTAGACCTCGTCTCGATAGATGCGCACCTCGTGGCTCGGTAGCTCGGGGTTGAAAAAGAAGTTGTCCACCCATGCGAGCCCCGAGACCCAGAGTTGCCCCTGCACTTGGCTGATGTGGTCCTCGTTGTTCCAGCCGAGCATGGCCGCGACGTGGTTGGCGGCGGATAGGCACTTGACCTCGAGCGCCCCGTTAGCGCCTACCAGGCGGTCGGGCGATGCGCCGTAGCGGCGATCGTCCGAGAGCATGAAACCCACGGGTTCGGTCGCTACGTCGTGCAGGAACTCGTAGGCGGCGACGGCCTGCGGCTCGAGCATCGTGCCGCGCTCCATGAAGTCGGTCGAGACCTCGTCCACGGGGTGCCCCAGCAGCCGCTCGGCCAGGAGCTGGCACAGGTACTTGTCCTGTTGCGCCGAGGGCTTCCGGGTTTTCGGTGTCATGATCGAGCTGAAACGAGACGCCGTGGGGATGCCGAGGCGGGCCTGCAGCCACTCCGCACTGCCCTGTTGCACGTCCAGCACGATCATGGCTTCGCCGCCTTGCGCTTCTGCTCCATCAGCGCGAGCGCGCCCGAGTAGCGGGCCAGCGGCAACTCGGCCAGCTCGTCGATGCCCAGATATTTCAGGAACCCGCCCCGATCGGACCCGGTCTCCTGTATGAGCGCCTCGAGGTTGGCCACCTGCTCGTCGCTAATGCTAACGAAGCTGGTGCCCTGCTCGGGAGCGGCGTCGGTAAGCGAAAGCCCCAGGATGCTCGTGAGCGTCTGCCGCTTGGCGAACGTGAGGGCGGCCCCGACCTTCTGCTGCTCGCTCATGGCTGAGGCGGATGTCGTCGTAAGCGAGAATCTGGTCGTGTCGCTGTGCCCGTTCGCGTGCCGCAGCGTGCAGAAGCACGTCAGCGTGGCGTCTGCCACCGCGGAGTCGAACGAGAACGAGAACCCCTGCGCCGCCAGGTGCGGCCGGATGGTCTCGATGATCTGCTCGAGGTCCGCATACGTGTACTTGAACGAACCGCCGCCCTTGGTCGGGATGTTGGCGGTGCTCGACTTGGGGATGGGTGGGCAGTTCTGCTGGAACGCCACGAGCGCGCGGGAAAACTCCAGCTCGGCCCGGCGCCGCTGCACGCGATCGTGCAGGTTCACCAGTTGCTCGAGTGCCGCGACTCCGCCGGCCCCCTGCGCGATGGCCTTGTCAAACAGCGACATGACCTGCGCGGATTCGTCCACGATCACCGCGAGGTGCGTGCCGTTGTGCGCGGCGAGCGCGGTGCTGGCCGCTGGCGGCACGGCAGTGGTCTCGAGGTCCAGCCCTGCGACGGTTTCTGCTCTCTTTGCCACGTTCGTCTCTCCTTCTGCGGGGGATGGTGGCCCGGCCGTGTGCGGCGGTTCCTAGAGCGCCGTCACTGTTGCCGGCCGATACCGGGTGCTCTGGACAAGAGCCGCCGGGCGACCGATCACGCTCCGGGTGGTGTCTCGGGGGATTCCAGGGCCGGCTCGTGGTTGGCGAGCGCAGCCTCGGCGTTTCGGATGGCCTCCATGCGAGACGCGAGCGTGTCGAACAGGTCGCGCATCAGGCGGAGCTGGGTGGGCGAGGTGTAGTGGAGCCGGAGCCGAGACGGCACGATGACAGCCTCGTTTGCCGTGGTGGCCGCCTGAATGAACAGCCGGCGCTCGGCCTCGCTGTCTGGCGTGATGTTGACGACGTGCGCGCTCTCGATGAGGTTGGTCACTTCGCCCCCCACTCAAACGCACATGCCAAGAGCGCCAGGATCACGAGCCAGATGGGCATGTCGCGCCCGGCGGAGAACGTCCCGCGCGCCATCACCGCTGCCCCCGCTCGAACATGCGGATGCGGCACTCGCCGAGGAATGCGGCCACGCCGATCGTGATGTCGGGCTCGACCGTGTGCACGTCGCTGGGGACGAACATTTCCTCGAAACGTGCCATTTCGTAGCGGCGTCGCTTCTGCTCGGCCCGCCGCTTCTGGGCCAATCCGTCCAGCCACTCCTGGAACTCACCGAGCGTCATGGGTCTGTCCTTTCGAGAACAGGTTCAGTTGGTCGTATCCGGCGAGCCACAGCGCCAGCCGGTGGGCGAGGCGCCAGCACTGCTCGCGGCGAACAGCGTTCTGGGCCGAGAGCGAGCGCCGTGTTGCGTGGAAATAGGCGCGGTACACGCGCTGCCGCTTGGTCACTTGGGAGCCCTCGAGAGCCAGCGGTCGAAGCGCGCCGGGAGCAGGTTGCGGAGTCGATCGGCCCGGTCCCGGTGGTGCGCGTAGCGGGACGTGTCATACAGCCGCATCGCGAGTTCACTGGCCCGGGCGTAGGCGTGGACGAGACGGAACTCAGGAATGGTCATGACGCACGCTCCTGCTCGAAGTCGCGCCCGATCGCCGCTTCTTCGCGGCGGTTGTCCCACTCGTTGTCGAGTGCGGCCTCGGCCCGTTCGTCGCAGCGCTTGCAGGGGCCGTCGCAGAAGTCGTAGCCGGAGCGCGTGCAGGGCTCGGCGTCCTCGCGCTCGGTGTCGTTCGGCGCGTCGCCATCGGGGCGAGCGGTCGGCGGCATGAAGCCCGCTATAATCGCGGCGAACACGGGATGGAGGCGGGGGGCGGTCATCAGAACAAGTCCTGATGGCAGGCCGCGAAGTCTGCGTCAGTCGGGGTGTAGAGCGGCCTCATACCGGAGAACCAATCGGCGTTCGGCCACACGTTGCCGTTTTGTGAAATGCGGGCGACCGTCTCCATCGTGGCGGAGTCGTGGACCGTGGCGTGGCGCAGGATGCTTCCGCGCTGCATCGCCTTGCAGTTCAGGCGCAGGAACATGCGCGAGGCGTCAGCCAGAGTGGCAACGCCAATCACAACTCGACGGCTACCTATCCGAAGGGCAAGCGCTCCGGTGCTGGTGATGCTCTTGGTGTTGCTCGTGGTATCGGCCACGGCATCCTCCATCGGAAGTTTCCGATGGGGGTTGCGAACCGCAAGGCCGTGCCCGTAAGTCTATGAAATGCAGAGTCGTGTTTATTGACAAACTAACGACTCTGGGCACGTCAGGCGGCCCGCTCCCCCCACAGGCCCAACTGGTGACTACGCGTTAGCAGCCGTTCCATGTCCCGCGGTGACGGAAGAGACTCGGCGAGGATCAATCGGTTGCGGGCGATTAGCGTGGCGTGTTTGGACTCGTAGTGTGGCTGCAGGCCCTCATGGCGTTGCAGCACATCGGTAGTCTCATCCAGCGCATTGATGCAATCGCGAGCGACCACGAACTCGAACAGTCGAGCAATCATCCTGGGCTCGTCCGTGTCCTCCCAGACGGTGCGCCCAGCGTCATCCCTGACGACCAACCGGGTGTCTACGACTTCCACCCGCAAGGCATCCCTTTGTCTGTTCGTGAACCGCATCGATGTCTCTCCTTGAGCTGCGCTGCGCTGGTTGGACGCAACGCGTGAAATGTATCGGCGGATTCGCCGGGGGTCAAGAGTTATTTTTTCGCCAGTGCGGTGTCACGGGTGCGGCCTGTCGGGCAATCGTCGTGCCACCCGCACCACGCTCGAACACGGTGTAAGAATGTGTTACACCTGTTCGGTCCACAGCATCCACCCGCACCAAAGCCGAGCGGCCCGCGGGGAGGACGTATCCCCCACACGGGCCGCCTGATAGCGTGACTGTCTTTCCTAAGACGCCCTGCGCCTCCGCCCCACCGTCCGAATGTCCACCAGGCGCATCTTCACCGCACGCGTCTCGGCCAGCAGGTGGGTGCGCCGGCCCTCGAGGTACGCCGCCACCACCTGCTCGTAGCGGAAACCGATCTCCCGGGCGAGTCGTTGCAGGAACTCGTCCGAGGCTTCGTCGCGCCCCGCCTCCACGGCGTTCAGACGTTGCGAGCGCGTGCCCATCCGCTTCGCCAGGTCCAAGAGACGCGGACAGGTCGAGGCTCGTCTGAGGACTGCCAACGGTGTCTGGAGCATGGTCTCTAGGATACACATTTAGTCCAGTGGGTGAAAGGGCCGGGGCGCCCTTATCCACACTATCGGGCGCCCCGTTCTATTCCTTTACTGGAGGTCGGTGGGGCTGTGACGAACCGGCGCCTTCAAGGTCAGCAACGCCGTCTGCAGCTCTGCCACCGCCTGGATCCCGATGGCCGCGAAGTCGGTGGAGTCCAGAGCCGCCTGGAACTTGTCCGCCATCTTCGACAGCTCGGCCGCCGTCACGGGGTCCGGTGCTTCGAGCGACCACTGGCGCAGGAGCTTCACGCCCTCGGCCAGCACGAGCCGCGCGGTGGCGAGCAGTGCTGCCATCGACGGGATCTGCGAGATGAACTCGAGCGGATTGCTCAATGGTCCCTCCCGATCACGAGCGGGACGCGAACGCCCACGCTCAAGTCGTAGAGCTTGGAGTCGAGCCCGGTGCGCACGCCGGCGCCCACGGTGACGTCCCGCCACACGGGCCGGGCGTAGTAGGCCCCGACCGCCCATTCGTGTTTGAACTCGGGCAGCCGGTCGTCCTTGCCGGATCGGAAGTCGTAGCCCACGGCGAACGCCATCGCCGCCTCGGCCACGGTGAACCGCCACCGCGCCTCGGGCGACACCCTGAGAGCGCCGTTGCGAGTCCCCCACACGCCGGCCAGCGCCAGGCCGACATGCTCGGTAAGCGGGTAGCCCAGGTGCGCGCCCAGGGTGAACTCGCGGACCATCGCCGGGGTCGGGTCAGCCGTGTACCAGTTGTAACCGGCCCCCAGCCCGAACGTCACCCGATCTCGGTGTAGCAGGCTCACGTCCTCGCAGCGCGCGGGGCGCGGCAGGAGTGATACGAACAGGGCGAGAGCGACGAGATACCACCTCATCGGGCCGCCTTGGCCGCCGGCTGGAACGGCGTCTCTCCGGGCGTTGCGGCCTTCTTGGCGATGCGGGCGAACGCGACGGCGAGCAGTGCGGTGATGATGTCCTGCACCACCTTGGACAGCTCCGGCGTCATGAGCCCCAACGCCACGAAAGCGCCGAGGATGGCCGCCACGAGCGTGGCCCACCCCTCCGAGGTCTGGAATGCTGCTTTCCACTTGTCCATGTGTTCCCTTTCCGGGGCATCCTTGCCCCTAGTCCCCGCGCTTGTGCCACGACTCGCGCGCGACCCACAGCGCCCAGACGGCCAGCGTGCCCCAGATGAACCAGGTCACAGCCCGGCCCGCCGTTCTCTTTCCACCCGTACCATGTCCAGCGTCTCGAAGTAGCCGGCCCCGTCTACTCTGTTGTCTCGCTTGGGCTTATTGCATTCACGTGACAGCTTCACCGCGACCATGAACAGCGCCACGTCCTCGGCCGCGAGCGGGGCCTTGAGCTTGGCCTCGAGCAGTGCGGTGGCGATCGCGGCCGTCCTCGAGAAGTCGTCCAGCGGGTGGCCGTAGTCGGCCCCGCGGTTGCCGTGGACCAGCGCGAAGGCTTCCATCAGGATCGACTCAGCCACCGAGCTTCCCCTTCCGTTGGGCGGACCTGGTGGCCCACCAGACGAGCGAGCCCACGCCCGCGAAGTAGCCGGCGGTGAACGCCAAGAGCAGGGGCACGATGTCAGCCATCCTTGGGTTCCTCCTTAGAAGCGCGCTGCTCGAGCCACAGCCTGGCCAGCCACCCGCGGTCCCGATCCGGGGGCCGTAGCCGCTCGGTCTCCGGCGGCGTGAGTTCTCCGCACGGCAGCGCGTGGTTCACTCGCTGATGTCCATGCCGAGGATCTTCGCCCGGCCCTTGATGATCGGGATGGGCAGCACGGTGAACCCGTTGCCCTTGAGGCTCACCGAGCCAAGGCTTACGCCCTGGTGCCAGTCCATCGTCTGGCCCTCGGCGTAGCCGGGATTCAGGTCGCACAGGCACCCCGACTCGCACCAGACGCCCACGCCGCCCTTCGTGCGTTTGTAGTGGAGCCCCTGGCGGTGCGTGTGGGCCGATGCGCCGGAGATGCCATTGCGCTCCAGCTCGGCCATCGCCGAGGCCGCGCTCTTGGAGCGCACCGCGTTGCCGTGCTTCCACATGAACTTGTCATTCCCGCGCACGAACCAGTCCTCGACCCACTCGATGTTGAACTCGGAGAGACCCAGGATCTTCGGCACAGGGAAGTCGCCCCACCCCAGCAGCTCGGCGATCTCCGGGTGCTTCCACAGGTAGCGCCGTAGACGCATCTCGTGGTTGCCTGGTATGTACTTGATGCGAGCGTTGGGGTTGGACTCGCGCACGAGCCCGAGGAACTTGCGGGCCGCGTCAACGTCCTCGCCGAGTCTGAACACGGACGACGCTGGTTTGTCGAAACGGGACAGGCCCTCGAAGTCGAGGTGGTCGCCGAACAGGATGATCAGCTCGGCCTTGTACCAGCGGGACAGCGCGAGCGCGCCACTGATGGCCTGCCAGTCGCAGTTGTGGCCGTGCGTGTCCGGGAAGCCGAACCACTTGAATCCGTCCACCGGGTGCTCGGTGAAACCGCCGTCCGTTCCGCCCTCGCCCACCACGCGCGGCTTCCACTGCGCCTTTGGGGCTGCGGCCTTGGTCTCGGACGCCTGGGCGCGCAGGTCTTTGTTCCGCTCGTTCTCGCGCTCGTGGTTGCAGCGCCGGCACGTTCCGCGATGGCCGGGCTCGGCGTCCGGCACTCGCTTCGACGGCTTGGTGGGCCGGAAGTATTCATCGGTGAGCGGTAGCTCGCGCTCGCACTTGCCCCGGCACACGCGGGTGGCGAGCGGCAGTGCCGCGGCTACTCTCAAGCAGCCTCCTTGTCGAGCTTCGCGTTGATGGCGTCACGCCACCACCTCACGCGCGACTCGTCGTTGTTGACGAGGTGCATCTGTTCGACCTCTAGCGCACAGACGATGCACTCTTCGTTGCGTCCCCAGATTCGGAGCTGCTTGGCATAGACGGCGTGAATCAGCTCATGCACAAGGCTCTCGATGAGCCCGCCGCGCATGGGGTCCAGCACCACCTCGACTTCCTTCCCCTCGTAGTCCACCCACGCCAGCGTGGTGCCGTTGAGTTCCGTTGTCCGCAGGGTGGTGGTGGGCTTGAGCAGCATCTGTCGCAGGTCGCGCTCCATCATCTTGGGGGTGCGCAGGGTGTCCTCCGGTCAATGATGCGCGGCTATCGCAATCAGGAACACGATGGACAGAATCGCGGCCACGGTCGCCGCCCGGTACCAGCGCAGGAGCGCGGCGCGGCTCATCCGATCTTGCCCTTCAGCTCGGCCAGCTTCTCGCCCTGCTCCCCAACCTTCTCCGCCAACCCGTCGTGGTCCTCGCGCAACTTCTCGTGGTCCTGCCGGTCCCGCACCCGCAACGCCATAGCCACGCGCGCCTGCGTAACGACGCCCACGAGCGTCACAATCAGCGCCCCGAGGGTCACCCAATCCTTGACGGTCACGCACTAGGCTCCTGGAATCGTTCGTAAACATGCGGCTGCGGCGAGACCAGAACTGCGCTCGGGTCGCCGTGGCCGGGATGCTTCCGAGTAGGGATGGAAACGTGGAGCCACAGGGCGGTCTCGCGCTTCTTGAAGTCGCGGTGGTCCTCGAGGATCAACTGCCCGAACTTGCCCACCAAGTGGATGCGAGCCCAATGGAACAGGCGGATGGTCGTTAGCTGCCACGTCTCCGGCCCATGGGCCTCTCCCCATAGGTCGGCGGCCCTGCCGCCCGGGTGGTCGCTGGTCAGCTCGCCCCCGATGGCCGCGTTGTATTCCTCCGGCCTCCAGCCAGACGAGATGCGGATGGGCCGGCCCAGATAGACGCGCATCGGCTCGAGCACGGTCTCCGAGAGCGTGATGAGGTTTCCCAGCACCTCGGGCGGCACGGAGCCGTCCCAGCCGCGCGGCAGGAACTCCGACAGGTCGTAGTGCGGGCTCAAAGGGCCTCGGTGCGTCACGGGAACTTCACGATCTGAATGCGACACGCCTCGGTCCAGTAGGTGAGCGTCGAGATGACGAACGAGACCCGGCATTCATAGACATCGGGCCTCATGCGCGCCGAGGGCGCAGCGACAGCGTCGCCGACGCCGGCGAACTCGAACACCCCGGCACTCGCTGGAGACTGGATCGTGCCCGAGACGTTCACGATGGTGTCGCCAGTCTCTCCTGCCTTGACCATGTGCAGCGTGATGGTGCCGGCCCCGGTCACGTCGAACGCGGCGCCGGCGTCCTTCACCTCATACTCGAAGATGGAGCCCTCGTCGCCGTGAACGAATGTCGCCGCAAGCTGGCTCACTTGACCAACCCCCCGCCGCCCTTCTGCACGATGTCGCTGGAAAAGAGCTGCCGCAGAATCAACTGACCGATGAAACGGATGCGGGTGGAGCCGCCACCGCCGCCACCACCACCGCCTACGTCGCCCGTGTCGCCACCACCGCCAGACCCACCGCCGCCTTCCTGGCCGGGGCTCACAGCTCGCCCACGTCCACGATGTCCACGATCTTGCGACCGGCCATCGCGTTCAGTGCGCGCACCTGGTTGACCACATGCTTGACGTACCACCACCCGGGCTGGATCACGTTGCTCGTGGGTGCTTGCCGCGTGCCGAGGTCCGCCGGCCGGATCCACACGACGTTCAGCCGCTGGCGGAACCAGTGCGCGTAATACGCCGAGATGCCGTTCGGGCTCGTGGTCGAGGTCGGATACCAGTTATCGGAAAAGAGCCCGTTGACGAACTCTTCCGGGAACGGGTGCCCGGCAATCTGATCGGTGGACGAGCTGAACGTGGCATCGATGGGTCGCCCCAACACCCACTTGAAGTTGCCCAGCGGCTTGTCGGCCTCGCGTCCGATGAACCGGGTGCGATATGACGGCGACAGAGAGAACGGTGGGTTGCTGTAGTCGGACTCTTTGACGACGCCAGAGACCGAAATGCCGAACTGCGCCGTTGCCGACGAGGGCAGCTCCATCGGATTGATGACACCCACCCGGAAGCCCGCGCGGAGCATGGCCGCTTCGACGCTGTTCGAGTCTGCGCCCGGCATGGTCCGGCGATTGAAGTTGCTCGGGATGTAGTTGTAATCCTGCCCGGCCATCGCCGCGCTCATCCTGCCGTTGAACGCCGCAAAGCTGTTGAGGATGTTCCGCGCGTAGGTCAGCAGGCACGAAGAGGTCGTATCGCCGGGATCGCACGGCGCACCGGACTCGTACCGAGCCCCGCTCACCAGCGTGCGCGAGCGGAGCATCCCGAACGGGTCGATGGGGTGCGCGCGGCCAGCGGTGTCATTCACGACGCCGAGAGACGCCTCGAGCGCGGTGAAGTTCTGCGGGAAGAACTTCGCCCGCGGGATGCCGCCCCACCACGCCTGCTCATTCGGATAGGACGCGATTGAGTCCACGTTGACGCCAATCGTCACCGGAACGTCGAGATTCTTCAGCGAGTCGATGCCGGCCTTGAGGTAGGTCGAGTCGCAGTTGCCAGACCAGCACTCTAGGCCGTGGTAGTAGGACCGACTGCGGTTGGACGCGTCGGTGTGAACGAACGCGTTCTCGATGAGAATGCCCATCTTGAGCGGCGTCCACCCGCGCTTCTGGCCGATGATGCGCCCGCCAGAGGCCGAGTCCATGATGGCAATCGCCATCGCGATGGACATGCACGGAACATCAACGGTGGGCGACTGGTACATATAGAGCCCGGGCGCGAAGATCAGCGGAGCGCGGTCGTTGAGTGACCGTTCGCGCGTCCAGATGATCGCGGTGTCAGCGGTCGCGTAGGTGTCCTCGCGGGCCATCGAGTCGCAGTCCGTGCAGGACGAGACACCGTTCGTGCGGTACGAGGGCGAGGCGGAGCCGATGGCCAGGCGCACCTTCGTGATGCCCGGGGCGGTCTGGTCCACCGTCAGCGGCGCGGCGCGGTCGTAGTAGGGCATCGTGCCGTTGCCCTTCCACACCAGCCCGGAGCCCACCAGGTACTGAGACACCTGGAAAGCGTTGGTCGGGGGGAACGTCAGCGACGTGCCCGCACGCACTCCCGTGGTACAGGTAGCTGTGCTGTTGAACTGCGATCCGCCCTCGACGCGGCCTGGGCCGAAGAAGATCGTGGGAATCTGCGGCCAGGTCGCTGACCGCGTGAGCGTGTCCGGCTTGAAGCCAGACATGCGGGCCGGGGTGCCCTGCCCAACTCGCCACCCCAAAATGATCTGGCCGATGTAGGTGCGGGAGTTGCCGTCCTCTTGGGTGTAGACCGAGTCCCGAATGGCCGCCTGGTTCAACCGGCTGGCCGGAAGCTGAACGCCCGAGGGCATGGACTCCGCCACCAATCGCTGCGGAAGAAAGTCGTACTCGACGCCCAGGCGGTCCAGAACGACCCGCACGTAGGCTTGCATCTTCGCCCCGCTCTCCGACGGCGTGCTGCCCTCGGTGCCCTGCGGGATGATGACGCGGATGCGACCGGCCGAAGCCGGCACGGCCAGGCACAGCGCGAGTGCTGCGGCGAGTAGTCTGCGCATGGTTACTCGTTCCACAGCACGAGGTCGGCGCGCAGGCGGACCCGCAGAGATTGCGCGATCGGGACGGCAGCGCCGGCGGCCGTGTAGGTGCCGATGCAGCGCAGGCGCCACGAGTTGAACGGGAACACCCCGGGACGGTTCTGGCCCACGGCTCCGGTCCAGATCACGCGACCGCGAGACGAACCGCTGTTGAGCGCCATGCCACTCAGCACCACAACCTTCTCGTGCATAAGGGCCGTGGTAAGAAGCGGGAACGTCGCAGTGGCCTCGAACACCTGCGTGAGTGAGCCGATGGTGTCGTTCCTGGCAGCCGTGGCCAATCCTGACGCGGTCGTGGGCTCACGGTTGAGCCACGCGGGAACCGGGTAGGTGTTCAGCGAGTCCGAGCTGGTCGATGGGTGCGTGCGCATCTCGAGCGCGAACAGGATGAGCCCGATGGAATCGGCACTACTTCCGCCCTTGTCGGTCTCGGGTCCGACGCTCGGCCACACCAGCAACGCCGCGCGGTTGAACCCGCGGCAGTCCCAGGCCACCGTCGAGTCGCGGTTCGTCAGGACGCCGGCCTCGAACATCGCGTCCGTCTCGTTCCAGAACACGTTCGAGATGACGCCCGGGTGGTACTCATAGGCCGCGTTCGCCGGGTACTGTTCCATCACCTGGACGTTCCCGAGCGCGTCCATGCGGATCACGCGGCCCGTGGAGTCCTGTGCGTACACGCCCGACATCTTCGTGCCCACGAGGCTCGTCTTTGCCCCGTCACCCACCTGCTGCGCCGAGGCGGCCCCGGCCATCAGCGCCAACCCCACAGCCCACACCAGCCACCCCTTGCGCATCCCTGCTCCCTCCCGCGGGCGCATCCTTGCCCCCGCGCGTCAGTCCGCCTCGATTGCCAACACTTCCGTGTGGAACTGCGGTCCCATGTTCTGTTCAACCTCTAGCACACGGAACCGCTTCCCCGACCAACTCCCATTCGTCCCGTACTTTGGATATGCCACGACACTGTCAAGGTCGCTCGCGAACTCGATCACCTGCATCCGGCGCATGTCCGGGATCCGGTAGCTCGCGAACCTCACCACCACCCGCGGGCGGGCCGTCAGATCGAATATGCGGTCCCTGAGCTGCACCGCCGTCGTCTGGTCGCGTATCCAATCCGCAACCATCTGGCGCTCTTCCCGGGGACCGTAATAGCCCGCATACGTGTCCGCCGTGCGCTCCCGGTCCCCGCGCGAGTAGGTCGCCGGATTGTTCCTGGTGACGCCAGAATCGACCTTCTCGTATCCCAGGAGCCACGCCGCGTTCGTCGCCGTGTTCGTCCCGGACAGCCACAGCATGTTGATGTTTGACGCTGCTACACCATAGGAGAACCAGAAGCGGTCTCCGTAGCGCTCCACCTCGAACGTGTTCGTGACGGCCTGGGTGAGCGCCAGGCTGACCTGGCCCAGCACGTGGGCCGCCGAGGTCAGGTAGGCCGCCGCCGTGGTCGTGCCGTCGATGCAGAAGCGTGGCTCGAACGTCACGGCGTTGTTCGCGAAGCCGAGCGCCGAGACACCGCTGCAGGTGACGGTCGTGGCCGTGACGTTCGTCACGCGGGTGTTGGCGCCGAAGTTGGCGTGCGTCACGTAGTGGCCCACCACCACGCCGTCCTCGAGGAATGACCCATTCGCAGCCAGGCGCGTGATGGTGTTGGTCCCGATCGTGTTGTTACACACCGCCGCGGTCGTGACCGTAGCCGTGGCCGTGATCGAGAACTTGTTCGTGGAGTGACTGTAGGTGCACGAGAAGTCGAACCCGTTCGCCGGGCTCGAGCCCTCGTTCATCGCCCGCGTGACCTCTGCCGCCAGGCCCTCGGCCGTGTAGTCTCCGGCCGTGAGCGTTGTCTGGTACGCCGTCAGGTAGATCGTGTAATCGAGCAGGTCATTGAAACCCGCCTTGATGCTGAACCCATAGCCCACATCTACGTTGTTCGATCCCACGGCGCGGCACTTGGAGCGCGCCTCGGCTGCCAAGGCGATCGGCGTGTATGTGCCGGCCGTCAGCGTTGCCAGCACCGCCGCGCCACCGCCCACCGAGAAGTCGATGTCCTCGTTCGAGGCGGATACCGTGAGCCGCTGGTCGCGGATCGTGGGCAGGTTGACTCCCTGGCCAGACGCGCTCGCGGTGACGAACGCCTCATAGAGCGACTTGTTCTTGAAGTGGTCGAATCCGAACTTGACCCGGATGGAGTGCCGCACGTCCACGACGCTGGTCTCTTCGCACTGGAACGCGGCGATGTCGCCATGCTTCCACGACAGCGCTCGGTCGTAGTCCGTCACCGCTCCGGGCTTCCACACGAACGACAGCCACTTGTCCGTGAATCGGTCCAGGTACACGCACATGCCTGACTGCTCGGCCATCGTCTGCAGCACCCGCTGCACCGAGGTGCGCTCGCCGATCCAGCACGCCAGCTTGAGGTCGTACGGCTGGGCGTTCCGCAGCGTCGAGCGTGCGTCCACGAAGCTGCCCGTGGTGCTGCTCGTCGTCTCGATGCTGCCGCCAGATACCGAGCCGTAGGTGACGAGGAAATGCCGTATCACGTCCGGCGGACGCTCGATGATGGAGCCGGCCGAGCCGGTGTAGGTGCCGCTGCCGTCGTCCGCGTACCCGCGCACGTTGGCGTAGAACTGGCTGTCCAGCTTGAACGTGGGATTGACCGTCGTGTAGTTGTTCGTCCAGCCCGGGCGGTTGGCGTTGGGGTTGTACTCGTAGCCTGGCCGGCCCGGGTTCGGCTGGTAGTAGGTGCGAGATGACACGTAGGTTTTGCCTGGGGTCACCACGCTGCGCTGCGGGCGGTACTTCACCACCAGGGCCACCCAATAGATGCGCGCCTTGTTGTTCGCCACTGCTCCGGCGAAGTCCACGCGGATGTCGCGCACCGTCGTGGTGCCGCCGAAGTCCCAATCCTGTGTCCAGTAGGTCGTCGGCCACGTCGAGCGCTGCACCGTCAGCGCGGTGCCGGTAGAGACCCAGGTGATGGGCGCCGCCCCCGCGCCCGTGCCCGGCTGGTAGTAGTTCACGCGCAGGTTCTGGGTGTTTGCCGCGTCACCAGACCACGCCACGTAGACTTGCACGCTCTCGATCCACCCCAGCGGTCCGGCGTTGGGCAGAATGAGCTGGAGCCCGTTCTTGCCCGTGGTCTGGTTGAGCGTGGCGTAGGTCAGCTCGTCGTAAGGGTCCATCGCGCGCCTGGGGTCGGTCGCCGTGTTGCCGATGCCGAGGCCGTCAGCGGTCGAGCGCACGTCGATCGGGATGACGGCCGAGTATGCGATGGCGTTCTCGTCCGCCACGGTGATGTGGCTCTCGGTGGATCCCAGGGTTTCGGTCAGCCCCGTGGTGTCCAGCGGGTCCAAGTTGTTGTTGCCAACGATGAACTGCGAATAGCCATTCGCGCGAGAGAGGATGTCCAGCGCGGCGTGGCCCGCATACACGACCTTGACCGAGGCCCCGCCCACGCCGGCGTCCACCAGCACGCCAGGGACCACGCCCAGACCTGCGCCCGAGTCCTCCTGGTACTGCTTGCTGCCGTAAGCCGTCGCCCACGGCGACTTCATCCCGGGGGCGACGTGGTCGCCGTAGAGAATCGGGATCGGCAGGCCCTGGGACACGTCCGGCGAGTCGGGATACGAGGTCTTGTCCACGACCGTCGTCGGAACGATCTTGTTCCACGACAAGTCCTGCAGTAGATGGAGCGTCACGCCCTCGGGGTCGATCATGGCCGGGCGCGATACGTTGCCCTTGAACACCTGCAGCCAGTCCGTCGAGGTGAGACCGACCTCGTAGAGATAGAGCGTCACCGTGGCGTTCTGCCACAGGTAGTCCGAGAGCAGGTCGTGGACCGTGCCGGAGGTCTGCGAGGCGTCGATGCGCTTGGCCAGTCGGATGGTCGTTTCGACCGGAGACACGCCCGGGGCCAGGTAGCCCACGCTCTCGCGGATGGGGTCGATCGTGAGCCCCGTCTGCCACAGCGTGCCATCCACGATGGTCTCCGTGGTGGCATAGCGCAGCGTCAGCGCGCCCGGCACCGACAGCACGATCTTTGCCAGTCCGACTCGCCTTGCGTTCAACCTGCGGAATGCGGCGAGCCCCGTGGCGGTCGCCGGACTGCTCACGGCATCGCCTTCAACTGCACGTCGGCGTTGAACACCGACGTGTATTGCCGAGAGGTGGACACGCGGCCGTTGACCGCGAACACCTCGAAGAAGTTGTCGTCACCGTCGAGGAACAGGAACGAGCCCGACCTCTGGGACATCGACAACAGCGTGTTCTTGAGCGTGCTGTTGATGGTGTTCCACGGTAGCGTGATGTCCAAGCCGGGGTCGCCCAGGTCAGAGAGCACGACCGCACCGCCCGGCTGCGGGGTCTCGAGCCGGTTGCGAAACGGCGAGTAGATGCCGCCCGGCGAGTGCATCGCCCCCAGGTCGGAGTTGATGCCCAGCCACACCCGCCCCACCGACCACTGCGCGCCCACGTTCGTAAAGTCGAACCGCCAATAGCGCCCGCTCGATGAGTTGAACGTCGTGCCGGCGTCCCGCCAGACGCCACCGGACAAGCTGATGACTCCGCGCGTGGTCCACGAGGATCCGGCTACCGGCGGGTATCCGTTCGCCGCGGTCGAGGACAGCACCTCCACGGAGCTGACCGGGCTCGTCCCGGCCACTCCGGGCCTGTAACCGAGCACGGCCGCGGTCGTGACCGACCTGTTTGTGGCCAGGTCCAAGTCCAGCGGCAGCGGAGAGCCCGAGGGCGGGTTCGCTGTCACCCACGGGTCGTAGCGGTCCGTGACGATGACCTTGGCCATCGTGTAGGGGCTCGTCTGGTCCAACGCCGGCGCGCCGCCGCCCGTTCCGTTAAGGATGGTGGCGCTGTCCACGAAGTTGGTGAATGCCAGCCGGGTGTTCGACATCAGCTCACCGCCGCCACTTCAAGCATCCGCGAGTTGGCCGCGCGCCCCTGCCCCGTGGGGCTCGTCTGGGCCTGGAGCCAGTCCTTCGCGTTGATAGTTTGGATGTAGTACGTGTCCCCGCCGCCGCCAGGTCTGCCGGTCATCGCCAGCGGGCTCACCCCGGTGCCAGAAAGCCCGGACGTGGGGGCCATGCTCATGTCTCCGCCCCCGGGCGCGAACGTGATGTCCCCGCCGGTCGGAATCGGGCCGTATCCTTTGGAGGTCGCCGAGCCGGCCATCGCGAACACGGGCGAGCCGGTGAGGGCGGTGAGCGCCAGGCCCAGGAGTTTCAGGAACCCGCTCGTGATGGCCGACGAGACCAGCCGCGCCATCGCGTCGATCACGCCGTTGACGAAGCTGTCCCATATGAGCTTGCCGGCCGATGAGAATGTCTGCATCCGGTTCGTGAGGTTCGTGAGCACGCCGTAGAACCCGCTGCGAACGTGGTCGCCGATGACCTGGAACGAAGCCTCCACCTTGTCGGAGAACTCGAGGAACTTCTGCCCGGCCTCGTCCAGCACCAGGGAGACCTCTTCCACCAGGTTGCCGATGCCCATTTTCTGCAGCAGCGGACTCTGGCCCTTCAAGCCAACGCCGAGCGACGCGTCCTGGCTGCCCATGATCGAGAATCCGAGCGCGCCGGGGCCGTTCGCGAACAGCCGCTGGGCCTGCTGCGAAGCCTCGAGCATGGCCTTGCGCTGGTCATCCGCCTCCTTCGCCATCTTCTTTCGGATCTCGGCCATCTCGACCAAGCGCTGGTGCTCGGCGATGCCCTCCGCGTTGCCGGGACCAGCGATGCCGAACTTGTTCTGGTCCGGCCCCACGGCCATCGGCATGGCTCCGTTGGGGAACATCGAGCGCGGGCTGTTCAGGAGTCGGTCGAATAGCCCCTTGGACTTCTCGAGGGCCTCCGGCAGCTTGCCGAGCCCGTTGATGAGGTCCACCAGCGGGCCAGCCACGACCACTGCTACGCGCTTGCCGAAGCCCTCGACGCTGGCCAAGAGTGCGTCAAACTGGCGGTCCAGCTCGCGCATCGTCTCGAGGTCGATCTCCGAGAGCACGTTGCCGGACTTCTCGGCGGCCGTCGCCACGCCGTCGAAGTTCACAGCCAGGTTCTCCATGATGGGGATGATCTGGCCGGCCCCGCGGCCGAACACCTGGAACGCCAGCGCGTTTCGCTTCGCCACGTCCTCGGTGTTAGCGAGCACGGTCGCGAGCTGCTGGAACGCCGTGAACGAGTCGCGCGAGGTCACGCCGATGTCCGCCAGCATGGCCTGGTTGTTCTCGATGGCCCGGGTCATGAAGTTCAGGCCCTGGGTCAGCGCGCCGGAGTCAACCCCGCCTTGCTTGAACGCGAACTGCAGGATCTGGAGGTTCTCGGCCGACACACCGCTCGAGCTGGAGAGGTTGTCCAACTGCTCGACCTGCTCCGCGAGCTGGCGGGCCATGTTCGACGCGGCCACGCCCGCCGTGACGGCGATTGCGGCGAAGCCCCCGAGCCCGCCCGTGATCGGGGCCAGCTTGGAAGCGAACGAGCCCACCGCGCCGGATGCCTTGGAGAGCCCGTCGCTCATCCTGTCTTGCAGCGTGAGAGCGATCTCGATGACGTTCGCCACTACCCCTCCGAGAAGTCCGAAGCGAGAATCGCCAGCACGCGCCCGATGCCCATCGGGTCAGCCTCGCCGCCCGTCTTACGCAACAGCTCTTCGACCTGGTGCCGCCGCCACATCTGCCGCGCGCGCCGCACCGACACCGCGAAGCGCATCGCCGTCATCTTGTCCAGCCTCGCCAGTCCCGGGACCACCTCGTGCGGAAGTCGAGGAAGCGAGCAGATCGCCCACAGCTCGTCAGCTACCGCACCGCGCTCCCGGAACCCCCACCCCGGCCTACTTAGCCACTCCGCGAAACTCAGCCGCCTGCGCCTGTGCCGGCGTCGGCGCCGGGCCTCCCGTCAGACCCGAGAGGTCCATGATCTGCGCGACAGCGAATGCCGCATTTTCCGTGTGTACGTTCCCCCACGGGGCCTTACCCGGCTCGGATTCCTTCCCGAACCAGAACTGCGGCTCCACGATGCCCAGCTCGGCGATGCGCCGGTTCGGCGCGTCCTGCTGCACCAGCAGCTCGCGCACCTGGGCGAACGTGCGCTCGGCTGTTCCCTCGGCATCCGCGCCCTTGCGCAGCTCCGGGATGCCGTCCAGCGCCTTGATGATCTCTACCGCCGGGACTGCCCGGATCAGCAGGGATAGCGCCTTGCCGCCCTTGCCCTTGCGCGGCAGGTTGATGATCTTGGTTTCCGGCTCGGCGAAGTCCTCCGGTGTGCTGACACCTTCCGTGGCTGTTCCCATGCTTCCCCCTAGGCGGTGATGGTGGCCTGCGCGTTGACGAGCGTGATCTTCGAGCCGTAGTCCGGCGTGGCATCGACGTACAGGACTTCGTATTCGATGTCGGCGAAAATGAGCCCGGCGTTGTCCACTCCGTTCTCGAACTTCACGATTCGCGTCTCGTCCGCCTGGAACGAAAGGCTCGAGGGGGCGCTAGCGAACGTGAACACCAGCGGGTTGTCCGCCTGCGAGATGAAGTCGTTGAGCAGAGAAACCGTGCGGAACTCCTTGCGAATCTTCACCCGGCTCATGGTCTTGCCATTCCTGATCGGCTCGAAAACGTAGTCCGAGCCAGCGGCCTCGCGCGGGGTTTCCAGTCCTTGGTGCTTGATGCTCCACTCGAAGCTGCGGATGACGATGTCTCCCGCGGCGTCGCCGGACCCGTCCGTGGCCGTGGTCATGTGCGACGAGAGCACAAAGATCGGCGTGCTCGCGGTCAGTGCGCCCGTAGGGGTCTGGTCCACATGCTTGCGCTTGCCGAGCATGTCGAGCGTGCACTTCACGTAGCCGGCTGCGTCGAACCCGATCGTCATGCCGACGATCTTGGCACCCGTGAAATACTGGCACTTGGTCGTGGGCGTGTTGCCCTCGATCAACTGGAACGCGAGGCTGTTGAAGAAGTCGTGCTCGTCGGTGAACACATGGGTGTACGGGTTCGCGCCGGTCGTGTTGCCGCCGTTGGCCGCGTAGGTGTCCGTGCCCATCGCGCAGTCGAAGAAGAGCATCATGTCGTTATACGTCAGATTGAACTCGATCTGGCCCGACGCGCTCTCCATCACCTTCGTGATGCGCTGGGCATTGTGGAACCCGTCCAGCGACTCGTCCTTCAACAGTTTCAGGTTCGGCGTGATGTTCTGGGAGAGGAACGCCATGCGCTTGGTCGCGGCGGTGGCTGCTGCACCCCACGTCGCCTCGCGCCCGAACTGGATATAGCTCTTGCTGCCCTGTCCGACCTCAGCCATCGCTGCTCACCCCCTGCTCGCGCCATCCGTGGCGCGCGCGTCACATGCCTAGACGTTGTCCGTGTCCCAGATCCATGTTCCTGCCAGTTCCACCGATGCCACCGAAAAGGTCGATCCCGACAGCTCGGCTTCGGGCATGTACTGCACCGCGTGGACCCACCCCATCGGCAGCAGGTCGCCGAGCTGGTAATCCCGCTCTACCGCCGCAATGACATCGCTCGCCAGGTTGTTCAGCTCCTGCTCGGCCTCGCGCTTCGTCATCGGCTGGTCGCATATGCACAGCACGTCCCACTTGCCCACCGCGCGGCCCGTCAGCACGCCCGTGATGAGGTTGATCGGATCGCTCGGACCCCAGCCGCGCGCCATCAGGAACAGCGCCGGCTTCGGCAGGTTCAGCGCGTCCACAGCAATGCCGCGCTCTACCCACTTGGGGCGCGTCAGCCACTGTCCCGTGCCCGACTGCCCGATGCTCTTCAGGTTCAACAGCAGCGCATCGGAGATGCGATTGACGAATGCCTGCGGGCGTGCGCTCACGCATTGGCCTTTCGCACCATCGCGGTCACCCGCCCCTGAGTGAGTTCCAGCACTTGCGGGCGCGATTCGTCACGCACGCGCGCGAAGATGCGCCGCGGCTTGACCGTCACGCGCTTCACCAGCAGGTAGAGGAAGTTGAAGTGCCGTCCGGCCTTACCGACCAGCCCGCCAACAGTCGCCCGCCTCGAGCGCCCGCCGGCCTCCGTCACCGCCCACAGCTTCCCGGTCGCGCTGCGGATGAGGAACGCCCCGGGAATGTCCTTGATGCTCCGGCCCGTGTATCTGTCCGACCCGCCTGGCGTTTGCGCCTCGGCGGTCGGAATGCGCAGGTAGCCCTTCGGGCTCGTCCCCGAGATGGTCCCGCCGTCCTCGTGCAGTCGGAGGTGCTTCTCGCCTGACCCCACCACGCCAACCAGCAGGTTGCCCGTGCGGTAGACGCGCGTGCCGGGCGTGAGGCTCGCGCGCGTCTTTCCGCTGCGCGCGCTGAGCTTGTTCCCCGGGGCTCCCACCCGGCCCCAGAAGCCGTCTCTGGCCTCCGCGCCGGTCAGCTCCAGGCCCAGACGGCGCCGCACGACGAGGGTCGCCAGGCGCATGGCGCGGTCGGTCTCGGCGTGCATGTCGCTTGCCGCCTGAGCCAACCGCCCCATGACCCGCTCCGCACCCCGCACCGCAACGCCGATCACGTCACCACCTCCGGTAGAACGCCTGGACCCCGGCGATCAGGTCGGCCGGCATCGGCGTTGCCGCCACCCGGCTCGACATGCTCGACAACGTCACGTCCTCGGCCCGTCCGCGAATCTGCAACCCGTCCATGAAGAAAACCTCGGCCGCCCGCATCGCCAGTTGCTCCAGCGTGTACCAGTCGGGACTGCCCAGCCGCGATTCCTCGGGCTGCTCGTATCCACATCGCACGTTCGCCGCGATGTTCAGCACCCCGGACGGGAACACGTCCTGCCCCAGCACGATGCGGCCCAACTCGTAGTTGTACCTGGCGCCCGTCGTGTCGATCTCCGTCTGTGTCCCGTCACTCGCCACCGAGTAGAGCGAGAACACCTCCACCAGCGGTCGCTCCGAGAGCCACGCCTCGTTCGTCCCGTCGCCCGAGAACCGCAGCGGCCGCGAGCCGAACGTCAGCGACGAGCCAAAGACCGTCTGATTCCCCTTCCGCGTCATCTGCAGGATGGCCGGGCTGTCGATACTGCCGATCTGCGAGCCGGGGTTGACCCCATTGCCCGAGATGTCGTCGCCTCGCTCCAGCGTGTTGAACGAGTTCCCGATCACTTGGGTGTCGCTGTCGGTCACCGTGGCCGTCAGCGTGCTCGTGCTCCGATGATTCCTGGCCTTCAGCCCACGCCGCGTGACCAGTTCCATCCAATGCGTTGCCGCGTTGATGGAGTCGATCAGGCGTTGCTCTACGTCGTCCTCCGCACCCTGAACACGCTTCAGCCGAGGCAACAACGCCTCGGGCGAAATGAACGCGTGCTGGGTGAGGAACGTCACTACTTGCTCGCCTGCACCCGCGGCTTCTCGGGAATGATGGTCGGCTTCTCGGGCTTCAACAGCTCGAACCGGCCAGGAGAGGCCGCATCACACAGATACTTCGCCTTGTCGTCCGACACCTCGACCACCTCGCCGGGGTTGACGAAGATCTCCCCGTCCGCGTAGATGCCGGTGCCCACGTTCTTCACCTTCGCCACTGCGTTCTCCTTGGGAAACCGCTTCGGGCGGCACCGGAGGCCCATGCTCCCCCGGCACCGCCCTTCAGCGACTGGATTACAGGCCGACGCCCGCCACGACGTGCGGACGGCTCGCCGACGCGACCAGCAGCGCACGGATGGCCGCACGCTGGATGCTCCGCACACCGATCTGGTCGTACGAGAACCGCTCACTGCGGTCCACGTCGATCTCCAGACCCTGCCGGTTGCCACCCAGCCACACGTTCTTGTTGAAGAGCAGGATCTCGCTCTTCGTGGTCGTCACGCCGTCGATGACACCCACCGCGTTCAGGTTCTGCGGCACCGCGCCCGAGATGGCCAGCGGGTAGCCCATCAGGACGCCCACCGCACCCGAGAACAGCGTGGCCGCCTCGCCCGCACGCTCGCGCGTGAGATAGACCAGGTTGCCGTTGCCGTCCTTCAGCACCAGCGCCTTGGCGAGACCCGTGTAGCCGGTCGCGAACACGCCCGTGTTCGGATCGGCGTACTTGCCGCCGATGCGGATCATGTCGGCCAGCTTCTCGGCCGTCAGGCCCGCGGACACGTCCACCGTCGAACCGACGAGCGAGGCGTTGTAGCGCAGCCCATCGACGTGGTCACGGACATCCGTGGTCCCCGGGTCGCTGCCCGTGTCGATCGTCGCCGTCTGCTGACCGTTCACGAACGCGTTCTCGATGCCGAACGCCTGCGCGTAGGTCTGCTCTTCGTTGTACATCGGCAGGATCGGGATGATGCTGTCCTGCTCGAGTTCACGCGAGAACCACGACAGCGTCGCGAACTTCTTCGCCGTCAGGGTGCGGCTCGACGTGGTCGGGTCCGAAGCCGTGAGCTGGGTGTTCGAGCCCACCGCATCGGCCTGAGCCTCGGGGATCACGTACGCCGTCATGAAGCCCAACAGCGTCGGGATGTTCCACGGCGACTGAGGCATCGGCACGAAGCGGATGGCCGAGGCCGCCTGCAGCTTGTCGCGCACGTCGTCGAACTTCTCGGCCGAGTAGAGCGTCGGAACCCAGTCCGAGGCCCCGCCAGCGGTCGCGATGTCGAGGGCACGAGCGCCCTGCTTCACCGTCTCCTGCAGCGGTGCCCACAGCTCCAGGCTCTTCATGCCACCCTTGGCCGCGTACGCCTCACGGCGCGCCGGCGAGGACTCGCTCACCGCCGTCATGATGTCGTGGGCCGCGAGCGTCTGATCGTTCAGCCGGCGGAACTGCAGCGCCCACGCCAGGGCTTCGCCGGAGAGGTAGTTCTTCAGCTCGTTGCGGCTCATGGCCAGCACGTTGAACGCGCCTCCGGCCACCTTGCCGCGGTAGTCCTGGTCCTTCTCGACCTTGTGCACCTTCGGCAGCGTGCGGAGTTGACGCTCGATCGCATCGCCCCCGTTGCCGCGGCCAGCCTCGTGCATGGCCTTGACGGTCTCTTCGAGTTCCTTGGCCTTCGCCTCGGCTCGCTTCGACGCCTCGACCGCTTCGCCGGCCACCTTGAGGTCGCGCGCGACCATATCGAGCGCCTCCTGGGTGGCCTTGCCGCCCGCCAGCACTGCGGCGCGGATGTCCTCGATGTGCTCGCCCAACTCCGCGTCGTTGCTCGGCAGCCCAGACTTCTTGAACTCGATGAGACTCATCTCGTCCCCACCTCCGTGTGTGCCGGTCGCCGGAGCGTCCCTGCCCCGTCCCGCCACTTCCCTGGCGCCCTTCGACGCCTACCGTGCCGGGTGATCCCGGCGACCACGCCCGCTACTTCTGAAAAAACTTCTGCCACCCCGACTTGTGCCGTTCCTTCTCGTGAACCCGCGCGCGCGAGGCCGCGACCATCTCGAGCACGTCCTCGCTGCTCACACCCCGCACCGGGTTCATGCTCGTGTTCTTCTGCCCGCCCCGCGGCACGATGCTGAACTCGTTCAGCTCCACAACGTCATCCATCACCCCTACCACGGTTTGCCCGTCCGGCAACTCCTGTCCCGCGTAATAGGGCGACTCATCGAACGGTTTCCCGTCAATCGAGTTGGTGAAGGACTTCATCCACCAGGACAGCGATACCTCGCGCCAGAGACCGAGCGCGATCTTCCGCGCCATCTCGTCGCCGAAAGCCGTGCCGCGCTCCCAATAGAAGCGCACCCGCACGTACAGCCCGTCTGCCAGGCGGACCGTCTCGGCCGCGAACGCCCGCCCGATCGGCAGGGCCGAGCCCGAGAACTCGTCGTGGTTCCGCATCAGGTTCGTACCCGGGAACAGCTTCACGATCTGCTCGAGCGCCCCCTCGGTGAACCGGGTGGAGTAGTGGTCCACCAGGTCGTTGCAGACCAGGGCCGACGCCACGTACACGTCCCCAGCGCCAGGCGCCGGCCAGCCGTCAGGGATCTGCCGGGCGATCAGCTCGAGGTCTCCCTCGGCCGGCTCCATGTTCGCCCGCGTCTCGATTGTCACGTTCGCGTTACGTCGGAACGGCTTCATCTCCAGTTCAACCCCTTCTCGTCGCGCGGATCATCGCGCTCTTGGACCACGGCCACTCGAGGCCGCACGCCTTGCACTTGGCCATCGGCGAGTCGAGGCTCGCCACCACGGAAGCCGCACACTTCTCGCTCGGACAACGCACCTCGATCAGCCGCGCCTGCGCGCGCGCCAGCGGAACCCCCCCAACGCTCACCCTCATGCCGTCACCTTGACGCGCGAGGGCTTAGTGTGGCCGTTCCTGCTCGGGAAGTAGCGCGACAGCGGCCTGGCGCGCCGAGCGCGCTCCGAGATGACCGGCAGCAGCGTGCAGCGGCAGTTGATCGTCTCTTCCGGCGGCCCAGACGGGTCGCCAGGGAACTCGAGCACCGACCCACCCACCCGGAAGCCGTTGGCCATGTTCGCCACCTGGCCGTCCGCCTCCGCGTGCGAGTCGCGCACCACGGAGTCCCGAGCGGTGAGCCACTCCATCGCCTCCACCTCGCCAGACTGCCGCCAGGCTTCCGCGGTCGCGAAGTTGAACGCCGACACCGACTCCGTCCGCGCGATAGTCAGCACCCGGCCCTGTTCGGCTTCGTCCAGGTACGATGACACCCGCGTGGCCAGTTCCGTCAGGCTCTCGCCCAGACCCACGCCCTCGGCCAGAGACATGCGCACGTCCTGCATCAGCGTGTTCATGGCCCCGTCCAGGCCCAGCGACTTCCGAGCCTCGATGAACCGAGACACCTGCTGGCTGCGAAGGTTCACCTCCAACTCGAGCGCGATCTCCTTGGCAGCCTCTCGGCCCCGCTCGGCGATAAGGCTCTCGTAGATTTCCTGAATCTTCGCCTCTTCGTCGGGGTCCGGCGAGAACACTTCCTCGAGGTCGAGTACGCGCTTGGCGTGCATGGCCCGAATGCCGGAGGTCTCCAGCTTGCCCAGGATCTGCTTCTTCCGGTCCTCGATTAGCGCCACGTAGGCGCGCTCGAACTTCCGCTCGTAGCGCTTCATTAGCGCGTCCTTGCCGCGCCAGCGCTCCACACGATCGGGGTCGTCCATCGCCCGCGACTTCTCTTTCTCGGCCGCTGGCTTCGTGTTGTCCTTGGCCGGAGCGTCCCCGCCCGGGGGCTTGTCCCCTGGCGCGCTACCGAACGGCTCCGGCACTGGTGCCTCGTACAGCTCGTCGGCCGATGGATCGTTCGCCGGCGGAAGCCCGTTCATGCGCCGCACCTCGTTGACCGTCAGCACGGGCCGGCCTGCCAACGCAACGGCCTGTTGTGCCGAGTTCAGAAGCGGAGCGTTCAGCGACGGCACCGCCGAGAAGTCGGTGCGGAACCGCACGCCCTCTTCCCTGAACATCGGCACCAGCCGCTCGGTCATCAGCGCGTCGAACATCTCCGCGCGCTTGCGGTTGCCCATCCAGTAGATCCGCTCGTCCGCGCTCGCGCTCTGGCCGGAGTCGCCGAGCTTGGCACCCTCCTTAATCCCGATGAGCCAGGGCGGGACACCCATCACGCGGCAGATGTCGGCGTCGGTGAGGTTGGTGTTCTCGAAGAACTGCAGCTCTTGCATGGTGAGCCCCATGCGGTCGAACTCCAGCATGTCGAGGATGATGTCGGTGTCGGCCTTGCTGCGCACAATGCGAAGCTGGCGCGCGATGGCCTCTTTCTCTTCGTCCTTCAGGATGACAGGGATGCCGTTAGCCGGCTGCGGCACGCGGAAGTAGCCGGGCGCAATACCACCGCGGCGCACCACCTTCTGGAACATGCGCATCAGGTCGTAACGCGTCTCGTACTGGAGCTGCACCGAGTCCAGGGCCGACACGCCGATCGGCTCATCCTCGGGCTGGAAGTCGTGCCAGGGGATGACGTTCTTCGCCGGGATCGCCTCCGTGCGCCCGCCGCGGTCGAACAGGAACACGCGCGGCATCCGGCGCTCGCTGGGTTCCAGCGTTACCAGGTGGCTCGGCATCACCCACAGCTCGGACACGCGCTTCATGCCGAAGTCCTCGGCCACCATGTAGGCGTTGCCGTGGGTCATGAAGTTGGCGTGATAGTCGCGTTTCACCTCGATGCCGGTCTGCCGCGGGTTGCCAGCGTGCCACACGTCCACGATGTTCTGCGGCTTGCGCTCGATGGGCTGCCAGTCCTTGCCCTTCTCGCGCTCGATGAATACCGGCAGCGTGGCCAAGTCCTCCGAGCGCTGCAGCACGCACGCGCGCACCGTGGCGACGAACCGCACCGCCTTCGCGTGGTCGAGCGACACCGGCGGCAGCTCGTAGCGCTTGTCGAGGATGCTCGCACGATAGTCCGGCACCACGCCCTTGCCCGAAGGCTCGGGATAGCCGAACAACGCGCGCCACGCCTTGCCCACGCGTCCGATCGCGCTCATGTGAGCTTCACCACGGCCATCAGCAGCAGGACGGACAACACGATCATCACCGCGTCTAAGGCTCGCTCGCGCGGGGTTCTGAACTTGCGCAGGCTCACGAGTCCGCCTCCATGTGGTCGTAGCGGTAGACCGAGTGCGACTCCGTGTGGCTCACCCGCTTGTAGATGTGCCGCCTGGGCTCCCCGCCCACCACCGGAAACGAGATGGTCTCGGGCAGCTCGATGGTGCTCGCCACGTAGATCATGCTGCCATCCTGTGGGCCGTCGAGTGTCTCCACCTGGCGCAGCGTGAACGCACTCACGCTGTCTCTCGCTTCCACTCACGCCACACCTTGAACAGATTCCACGCGAGCCACGGCAGCGTCACCAGGCCCATGAAGATCACCCCGCCGATGGCCAAGCACTCGCAGAACAGCTTGACGCCCCTCACGACGCCACCCATGCGCTCGGTCGAGGCGTGGTCTCCAGCGAATGCAGGATGTACCCCAGCGCGTCGATGCGGTGGTTCATCGCGTCGATCGGCTTCTCGCGCGAGGCGTCCTTCGGGTTCTTCGCCGCTTCGACCATCTTCTGCCAGCGGTATCCCGACAGCTCCCGGGCCAGCGACGTGGGCAGCTTCATGTTCGCCTGAGTCCTGTCCTCGGCGATCAGGCTCGTGTTCACGATCTTCAGCGTGCCTCGGTTCAGCGCCCCAGCAATCGCCTTGATGCACGCGTCGATACCCTTGCGCGCCGGGCGCGTGCGCACACCGTGACGCGCCAGAGTCGCAGCGTCCTCGGCGTCGTGGTCCGCGAACGCATCCTCCACGCGAAGGTTGTTCAGGTACGGCCGATAACGGAACGCCTGCTCGGCATCCCCCGACAGCGCAGGAGCAGCGCGCAACGCGGCCAGCTCCGTCGCCTCGTGCTCGAGGATGATCTTCGCGTGATCCTCGACCAGCCGCTCACCCATCGACCACTCTCGGTAGACGTGGTCTACGCCCTCGGGTGACCTGGCCACCCACAGGCACACGAACGGGTTCCGATAGCCGAAGTCGATGCCGCGGTATCGCAGCCAGTCCGGCGGGGGATAGCCGTTCCACTGCGCCCAACTCTCCGGCACAGGCACCAGGTGCTGTGCGGGATCGTACATCGGGAAAACCAGACCCTCGGCGCGCGCCCACCGACCCAGCACGAGCCGGTCGTAGTACACCGTGCCGCGGAGGCTCTCGAGCCGCTCGCGGTAGTCCGCCGGCAGGTTCCCCTCGTTGTCGTGGAAGCCAGAGAGGATGACCTCGGCCACGACCCTTCCGCCGGCGTCGCGGATGACGCGCATCCCGGCCTCGGGGTCGAACTCCTTGGCGATCCAGTGCTCGTTGTCCTCGGGGTTGCAGATCAGCGACATCTGCCGCGGGGCCAGCCCCATGCTCTCCGCGCGCTCGTTGATCCACGGGTCGTTCTGCCGCAGACGAGTCTGGGCCGTCGTGTAGTGGCGGTAATCCAACTGCTCGGCCTGGTCCACGGTGATGCTGCCGAACTCAGCCGACAGCGCACGGCCCGGGTCCAGCCAGCCGAAGCACCAGATGCGCGACACGCGGTGCTTGCCGTCCGAACAACGCACCGGAGGCAACGACAGGCACCCCTTGCTCTCGCTCCAGCCCTTGGCCCAAATGGACGGCGGAATGATCTTCCGCATCGTCTCCATCGTGGTGTTCTCCATGCTCGCGCGCTCGAGCCGAGTCATGGCGATCTGGATACCGGGGAGCGCACACGCTTTCACGTAGTCGTGGGCGACGGCGCTCCAGCTCTTACCACGTCCCACACGCGATGAGAACAGTCGCACCGGCGCGGTAGAGCGGAAGTAGGTCTCCTGCGCGTAGCTGTTGGGCGCGATGACCTGGACAGCGGTCGAGGGTGCGGCGTCAGCCGTCATGGCCGTCATGCAGAGTAGCGTCCTTGCCACCCACTTCCACACGCCGCACCCCTTCCCCTACTAGCTCTCAGACGGTCTCGTGAACCCCGGCATGATTACCTGGATCGGCGGGATGCCTTCCGCTGCGACCAGGTCCATCTCCTGGATTCGCGGCAGGCCACAACGATCGGCCGCGAAGTTCATCGCGTATTGCCACAGCCTGCTGCGCTCTTCGTTCAGCGGGATGGTCACGATCCCGTCTCGCGTTTCTAGTTCCACCATCGCGAACGGGCCGGCCTTGATGATCTCGATGATGCCCGGCAGGCCGTACTCGGCGATGGTCTTTGCAACGTGCTTCTTGGCTTCGCGTAGATCCTGGCGAGCTTCGTCGTCCAGCTTCGGAATGCCGCGATTGCCGCTTCCGTTCGTGGCAAGTTGCGCGCGGTGCTCTGCGCTCACCGGACCCGGCGGCCTTCCCACCGTTGCCACTCGCTTGTCGTCCCGTCTACCGCCCATCTGTTCGCCTCATGTCTTTGCCGAGAGGTGGTGGTGCCGTCCCGTGCCCCGACCGCCACCCTGACGACGCTCGGCCCGCCGTGACGATCGCGTGCGGTCACCACCCGCCGATGGCGCGCGAAGGAGGAAGCGCGCCGCCGCGATGTCGTCAGCGTTACGGCCCGACGCTGTTGGGCTGGTTGGGGTTCTTGTCCACGGACGGATAGACGAACTCCGCCAGGATGCCGCGCGTAGCACCAGCCGCAGCGAAATCACCGGGCGTCATGTGGATGCGGAACCGGATGTAGTTGATGCCGATGATGCTCTGCGCGGTCACACCACCGGGTCCGAAGAACGGATTCGCCGTGAACGACAGACCCGCAGCCGAGCCCACCGCACCAGACGCAGCAGACTGCGACGCGAACAGGACGCGCCCCGAGTCCGACACAGCACCGAGCGTGAGTGCCACGCGATCGGAGATCACGTGACCCTGGAGCGAATCGCGAACGGTCCACACCTTGCCGTCCACCGAGTGATCCATGAAGTACGTCACCGTGTCGATGGTCGATGCGCTGGCAGAAAGCGACAGCGTGCCGAACCACGAGCTGTCCGCGAGCAATGCCGTGCCGGGTGCCGGGACATCGGTCATGCCCGCAGCTGCCTTCAACCAGTGATCGAACACCGGGATGGCATCGGTCGTGTCCTCGACGCCGACAGCGACGCCCAGGTTCGCAGCGTTGTGATTGCCGTTTGAGAGCTGCGTGAGGTACGGCTGCGCGACTGCGAGACCACCGAACGGATTGTCGCTCGCGGCATTCAACCGCTTGAAACTCAGGATCAGCTTCTTCGGGTAGAACGCCGCCTGAGCCGCGGCCATGTCGAACGC